TGGCCAAGCTCGTCCTTGAGATCGGTGTGGGTGGTCGCGACCATGAGGGTCTTGCCGAGACGCCGGGCGACCTTCTGCAGGTTGAAGGCGACGCACTTGGCGGTGATCCGGTCCAGAACGGCGCCGAACTCGTCGGCGACCCAGACATCGGCGCCCGACTCGAGCACCTTGGCGAGCTTCAGACGGTAGCGCTGCCCGTCGGAGAGCTCCGAGGGCTTGCGGATGTAGATCCAGGCGTCCGAGATGCCGGCCTTCGCCAGGAGATCGGCCGCCTCGGTCGTGGTGCGGCCCACCAGCTCGATGACGGGCTTTTCCTCGAGCTGGATCTCGTTCAGATCGGCGACGATCTTGCCCTCCTCGCGCATCATCCGGATGAGCTCCTTCAGAAGCAGCGACTTGCCCGAGCCGGACTGGCCGTTGATGTAGACGACATCGCCCTGATCGATCTCGACCTTGAGGCGATCATAAATCACGAATGACTTATCGGTCAGGCCAAGCCCGAACCCTTCGGCGATCTCGAGGACGCGCGGTGTGCGCTCGACGGACGAGGTGAAGCTCTTCGAGATGGTATATTCAGTCATCGAACTCATCCGGGTCGTAGACTTCGCCGGTGATGGCGAAGTCCAGCAGCATCTGCTTCAGCTCCTCGGCGCCGCCGACAAAACGGTAGGCGTCTTCCTTCGGTCTCGGGCCAGGCGGCATCTGGAAGAAGACGTGGAACGTCTCGGCCTCCTGATGCCAGGTCACGACGCCAACGCCGCGCACCTCGCCTCGCTCGATACGCTCGGCCAGTTCCCGCAGGAGCCCGGCCGAGACGTGATCTGGCTCTGAAGGGTCTTCCGGCTGCGACGGTGCCTCGTAGGGCTGCCGATCGAATAGCGAGACGACCTTCGTCTCATCGGTCATTCCACATCGAACTCGGTCAGGAAATGCATCAGGGCATCGACGCCCTTTCTGCTTGTCTCGGTTTCGATGCGGGTCATGAAGGAGCGGATGCGGCGGCTCTCGGCCACGGAGATCTTGGTGAAGCCGAAGGCCTTCGCGACCGGCACGTCGGACGCATCGATCTCGGCCGCCTTCTCGGCATTCTCCTCCTTCTGCTTCTCGACCGCGGTGGAGATGTCCTCCACGAAGGCGTCGTCATCGAAGCTGCCGAGATCGGCGGTGAGGAAGTCGAGCTCCTTGCCGGAGAAGCCCGTCAGATCCATGTCGAAGCCAAGCTCGTTCAGCGCCGACAGTTCGGACTGCAGAAGCTCGGTGTCGTAGAGGTCGGAGGCCAGCTTGTTGTCGGCGAGGCGCAGGGCCATCGTCTGCTCCTCGCTGAGATCACGCCGGCAAATGACCGGCACGCGCGCCCAGCCATTGGCAATCGAGGCCAGGCGACGCCCGTGACCGGCGATGATCACGCCCTTGGCGTCAACCACGATCGGCTGCGAAAATCCGTGTTCGCGCAAGGACTTGGCAAGCGCATTCACCTGGCTCGGCGGGTGCTGCTTGGCGTTCTTGGCGTAGGGGATGATCTTGTCGATCTCCCACATCTCGACCTTGAGCTTCGGCGCCTCACTCATCGTTGTGCATATCCCTGTAGATCCGCATCAGCTCTCGCTCGGAGGGCTCTTCGTCATCGGTTTCCGGCTCGAACAGTTCGCCGTTGTCACAGCGGCGGCAGCAGGCTCGGGCGAAATTCACGCAGGCAAGGCAGTCGTCGAACTTGGGCTCGATGAGACGGGCCTTCCGGATGCGGTCTCGAAGACTCACAGCTCACTCTCGCTGAGAAGGAGCTGAACCAGGGCGTCGCCGGCGTTGGTGAGCTCGTCGCCCGTGGTGAAGCCGTGGGTCTTCTGGGTCTTGGCGATGAGGGCCGTGAGACGCTCCGCGTCGGTCACCGGCACCTTGAAGCGCATGATGGTGTGGGTCTTGGGCGCCTTGGGGAGCGGCGCGCTCACTTCGGCGGCGGGAGCTTCTTCGGGTTCGTCAAGCTCCAGGTCGTCAAGCGCTATATCAGTCGCAGAGAACAATTCGCGCGTGTCGACCTCGGAATAGGGGAGGAAGTTCTGCACATCCTCGAGGCCAATCTCTTCGAAAAGCTGCGCCAGGAGCACCGAGTCGTCAGCCCCGTAGCGGGCATTGTCGGCGATCGAGATCTCCTTGGCGGTCTTGTCGTCGATCGGCCCCAGATTGACCGCGGGGATCTCCTTCATCCCCAGCCGCTTCGCGGCTCCCCAGCGATGCTCGCCGCCGATGATCTCGAGGACGCCATCGACCTCTCGCACCACCACTGGCTTGAAGAAGCCGAACCGCTCGATGGCCCGTTCGAGCTTCCGCTCGTTCTCCGGCGAAACGACGTTCGAGTTCCACTTGTTAGGGCGCAAGTCGGCCGGATCGAGGTGAAGAAGTTTGGGCAAAGGGGCTTCCTGTGATAAGTAACGCTAGACTTATCACAACGCCATCCCATGAGGCAAGCGGCATCCAATGAGCGCCACCATCCAGATCGCCTACAACGCTGTCGTCGCCAAGATCGTGAACCCGACGGCCGAGGTGAAGAACGTCGTCTCCAACGTGCTCAGCTACATGGTCGAGGGCGTCGAGCACATGGGCGCCTTCAAGTCCGGTCACTGGAACGGGCGCTCGACCTTTTTCGCGCACGGCAAGTCGACATTCCCGGCGGGCTTCACTCACCTCGTCCACGCCGAGCTCGTCCGGTATGGCTACAAGGTCCAGTTCGTGCGCAAGCCCCTGCCCTCGCCTCTCGGGCCGGCGAACCCGATCGTTGACGAGTTCGGCAACGACGACCCCCGCTACGACTACCAGATGCAGACGATCGAGGCGCTGCTGAAGCACGGCCGCGGCATCGCCCAGATCGCCACCGGCGGCGGCAAGTCGAAGATCGCCAAGCTGGCGATCGCCCGCATTCGCCGGATGACGCTCTTCGTCACCACGCGCTCGGTGCTGCTCTACCAGATGAAGAAGGCGCTTGAGAAATCGGGCTTCGGCGTCGGCATGCTCGGCGACGGCGAGTTCACGCCGCGCCAGGGCGTCAATGTCGCGATGATCCAGACCCTCATCGCTCGCCTGAAGGAAACGACCGTCGGTGACGAGCGCCGTGCGCTGATCGCGCGCCATACCAACAAGGGCAAGGAGATCACCGGTATCGATCAGGAGGCCCTGCAGAAGGAGGCCGTCGCCAATTTCGAGCGCAAGACGCTGCTGCGCGACCAGACCATTGCCTTCCTCAACCAGGTCGAGTTCGTCATCGGCGAGGAGGCGCATGAAGCCGGCGGCAACTCCTATTACGAGATCCTGCAGCACTGCAATAACGCCAGCTATCGCCTGGCACTGACGGCGACACCGTTCATGCGCGAGAACGCCGAGGACAACATGCGTCTGATGGCAGCGTTCGGCCCGGTGCTGATCCAGGTGTCCGAGCAGACGCTGATTGACCGCGGCATTCTCGCTCGCCCCTTCTTCAAGTTCATCCGCTGCGACAAGCCGCCGAAGCTGTTCCGCACCACGCCCTGGCAGCGCGCCTACAAGATCGGCATCGTCGAGAATATGTTCCGCAACGCCCACATCATTCGCGAGGCGCGCCGGGCAGTCGCGGCCAAGATGCCGGTGATGATCCTGGTGCAGCGCAAGGATCACGGCACCTGGCTTGCCAAGGCTTTCGAGAAGTTCGGCGTCAAGGCGCGCTTCATCCAGGGTGAGACGGACGAGACCGGGCGCCAGAAGGCTCTGAAGGAGCTCGGCAACGGCAAGCTGCAGATCCTCATCGGCACCACGATCCTCGACGTGGGTGTCGATGTGCCCTCGGTCTCAATGGTCATTCTCGCCGGCGGCGGAAAGGCGGAGGTTGCCCTGCGCCAGCGCATCGGCCGCGGTCTTCGCGCCAAGAAAGGAGCCAACTTCACCTTCGTCGTCGACTTTGCCGACAACGACAACATCACCCTCAAGGAGCATGCCATGACCCGGCGCGCGATCGTCGAGGCGACCCCTGGGTTTGCCGAGAATATTCTGCCCGAGGGCAAAGATTTCGACTGGTCCCTGTTCGAAGCAGCGAAAGCGGCTTGATCGCACCGCTATAACGTCGCTCATGAGCAGAAAACTCGATCTCGGGCATGTCTTCGATCGGCTCGGCCGCTCCGTTCTCTCCCAGCAGCATCTGGAAGACGAACACAAGCGGCTCGCCGATGAGAACGAGCGTCTGCGCATAGCCCTTGGGAAGATGCGAGAGCGGCTCAAGTTCTACGACGTGGAGCATCGCGACATTCTCAAGGACCAGAAGCTCGAAAACCTGGAGCGTGACGATCAGGAGGACTGATCCTTTTGCTCTGCCCGATGTGATAAATACAGGATTACTTATGATGTCGAACATCATCGCCCTGTGCGGGAACCCCACCGCCGGCAAGTCCGAAGTGCAGCGCATCCTTCACGAGAAGTTCGGCTACAACCCGATCGACGACGGCATGGTGCTGCGCCGCTTCTGCGTCGAGAACCTGGGCCTGTCCTGGGATGACGTAATGAGCCAGGAGGGCAAGAAGCGCTCGACCGAGATCCTCGGCCGCGTCTGGGGCAATCGCGAACTGCTCGGCGAACTCGGCAAGGCTCTCGAGGGCATGTTCGGCGAGCACATTCTGCCCCACATCGCCCATCTGCACATCAAGCCGGGCGCTCGCTCCTGTTTCGGCTCGGTGCGCAAGACTCAGGGGCACTATTTCCGCAACCTCGGCGGTCTGGTGATCGGTGTGCGGCGCCCCGGCGTCGGCCCCTCTCAGTATGACTTCGATCAGTTCGATCACTCCGCGGTTCACGTCTGGCTCGACAACAACGGCTCCATTGCCGACCTCGAGCGCGCCGTCGAGCAGATCTACTGGGATCGCATCGCGGTGGCCTCGTGAAACCCTCCGAACGCCTGATGAACCGTCGCCTGGTCTTCCTGGCGACGGTTGGCGGCATTTTCTGGTCCGCAATGCTCTACCGCGCCATCGTGGGAGGCTGACTTGTTCGAAGACGACGACTTTTCAACGCCCAAGCCTGATAATCGCGTCCAGTGCTGGTTTCGCGACACGCACGTCGGCGACATCGTTGGAAAGTCGCCGGCTGAGTTCAGGGCCGACTCGCACACCTTCATGATCTTCGATGGCAGCGGCGAAACGGAGTGGGTCGAGGTCAACATCAAGTTCCGGCATGTCATGCTCGACGCCTTTGAGCTCACTATGTCCAAGCTCGGCATGGAGGAGCTGATGAAGACTCGCGGCATTCCGCTCTATGCCGAGAGCGAGCGCGACTATCACCGTGATACCCTGCGCTTTCGCTGGCCCGTCTTCGTCATTGGCAGCGTGCGGATTTTCGAGCTTCTGTTCGACTGCGAGCTCTTCGAGCCATGCGACTACGGCGATCTCGACCAGGAGGAATATCACCTCAAGCGGCTCGATACCTCGCACTACGTCCACTACGAAGTCGAGCCGGGCTACAGGTTCATGGATCCGCGTTCGTCCTGGGAAATTCGGTCCGGCGGCATCTCCAGCGCGAAGCTCTCCGACGAGGATGAGCGCGAAAAGCGCAAGTTCCTTCTCAAGGAGGCGATAAAGTTGGCTGATATGATCGACAAGGAAGCGGTCGCCAAGACCGTGCCGCTCTACACCAGTTTGCCGATCATCGAGCCCGTCGAAAAGTCCAGCATTCTTCGTCTGCCAAAATCGCGCATTCCCAGTTGACAGGAAGATAAATCACCTGTTACTTATTCGTCATCGACCGGGCAGAGACTTGCACCTCCTTTCCCTCCGGTTGGCTGCGCCAATAGGCCAACTGTCAATCCGGTCGAACCAGGCCCCGTAGCGAGATCGTCCCCGCCTCCTCGCTACGGGGCCTTCTCTTTGGTCTTCCCTCGAATCTCCAAATCGCTTAAGCCCACAAGGGCGCGTCCGCCAAAGCGCTATTTGGGGAAACCGCTATGCTTGCCATCGCCTGTCTGTCGCAGAAGGGTGGCGTGGGAAAGTCCACGCTCTCGCGGCTGATCGCCACGACCTATGCCAAGGCCGGCTGGAGCGTGAAGATCGCGGACTTCAACACCAAGCAGAAGACCAGCGTCGACTGGGCCGCCCAGCGTCTCGACCAGGCGCTCGCACCGGAGATCCGCGCCGAGGCCTTCTCCAACGTCAAGCTCGCCATGAAGGACGACGTGGATCTGATCGTCTTCGACGGCAAGCCCGACAGCGAAGCCTCGACTCTCGAGATCGCCAAGTCCGCCAATCTCATTCTGCTGCCCTGTGGCGTCACCACCGACGACCTGATGCCACAGGTGAAGTTCGCCCACGAGCTCGTCTCCCGCGGCATACGCAGGTCCGACATTCTCTTCGTCCTCAACAAGACGCTCGACAGCGCCGTCGCCATCCAGGATGCCCGCAACTTTCTCCTGGATGCAGGCTATCAGACAGCCAGGACGGATCTGCCCGCACGCACCGGCTATCAGATGGCCCAGAACTCCGGCCGCGCCCTCACCGAGACGCCCTATTCCTCGCTCAATGACCGCGCCGGCGAACTCGCCCAGGAAATCGTCGACCAACTGACACTGGTGACCACATGACGAACGTCCCTCCCCCGCCCCGCAAACCACCTGGCACCGGCTCGAGGCTCAATGTCGTCGCACCGACGCTGGAGAAGGCGCCGGACAATCTCTCCCAGCCCACCGAGCGCCTGGTCGATATGAACTTCCGCGTGCCGGAGAGCATGCACCGCAAGTTCAAGGTCACCGCAGCCATGCGCGGCATCTCCATGAAGGATCTGCTCGACGAGTGCTGGAGCCTCTATCAGGAGAAGCACAGCCTGTAGGGGTAAGGACGAGCGCTGCTCCCGCTCGGGATCATTTGCCTCGATATACGGGGTCAGGGCCCGTTTTGCTCTCGCTCGGATCAGCCGGGGTAAGGGTGAGCCGGAGAGTGTCAGGACACAGGCGGCATCCCATTCCGCACACTCGCGTCAATCTAAGACTTCGCTTTTTCGAGTAATTTTATTGCTTATTTGCGATAGCGTCTCAATCGCGCAGAAACGACGTCTAGAGACGCAAAGTGCGCGCTAGCTACATCACTAGCGCGCACTCTCTAGAAGCGTCTCTGTGACGTTCTCTGCGTCACGCGTTGAGCATCGCGAGCAGCGTCTTCGCTGCGTCTGTGTCACGCACGCGATACGCAACGTTATTCGAAGCGTCGCGCGTCTCTTCGATGACGTTGCAGACTTTGAGCGCGTTCAACGAAGACGACGCTTGAGTCGATGCAGTGTTCGCAGACGTGAGACGAGCATAGCGCGAGACAAGCTTAGCGCGCGTCTTGTCGCTAATCTTCGAATCAGACGAGCACGACGCGACTGCATCGCTATGCGTCATGAGCATGTCAGCTTTCGTCATAGCATCGCACGTCTTGAGAATGTGCAACGTGTAGTGATTCAAGTGCAGCGACTGCTTAGCAACGTAAGCGAGAAGATTCTGCACTTTCTCTGCAGCATAGACGTTGAAACGAGCGTTCGAACGCTCTGCGACATTGATAAAGTCAGCGTTGACGTTCGAAGCGAGCATGACGCTTGCGATAGCGTCATGATCGAAAGACTTGCGAAGCTTCTGCAACGTCGTCTGCATGTTCAGATTGTCGCTGTTCTTCGAAGACTCGTAAGCGAGACGCGAGTCGATCGAAGCGAGAACAGAAGCGCGAACGTCAGCAACAGTGAGAGTCGTCATCGTGTGTGTCTTTCTCTGTATCGTCGCTTGATTGCGACTGTGACGAGAATAGACGTCACAGAGAGAGGAGCAAGACAGAGGCTTCGCATAGCAGATATGTCAGTAACGCATGACTTATGTGAGACGACATTACACACGGGCACGGCGTGTTTTCTGCATCGCATTCTTGACTGGACGCGTCTGCAATAAGTGCAGTGCAATATGCTGCACTGCACTTGGTGCAGCGCACATGGTGCAGTGCCCCATCGCCATGGCACCCCATGGGGCTCCTAGGCGATCGGCCACCCATGGGATGCCTCGGTTCCTGGGGCCGCCATGGGAGGTCCATGGGGCTCGGCCTACCGGGCTGCGTAGCCATTCCTAACTTCCATGGATCCGGAGAGTGTGCAAGAAAACCGCGCCACTAGAAGCGCGGTTTCCTGATGTCAGGCTGCGACAGCGCTTTGAAGCGGTGCGGGCTCATCCCACCCCCAGCCCGCTTCGCGTCCGCCATTGGCTTCGGCGCAGGCCCTGTGAGCGACGAGAATCGAGTCCAGCTCCCCACACTTGTAGATCTTGAGATCAGCGAGAGGCTCGCGGCGAAAGCGCAGGGGCGTGTCGCCCCTGCATATGGCGCAATAAACAATCTGCCCCATCTCACGCAACTCCCGTCGCGAAGATCCCGGAGAAGCCCTCGTTCGCGTCACGGCGCTTGGCGCGACGACGGCGACGCAGCTCGGTGGAGACGTCGCGGGCGAGAACGTCGATGAAGGAGTCGTCGCACCACCCGGCGACACGGGCGACCTTCAGCATCGCCTTGTAGCACTCATGGAGCGAGGGATGCTTGGCGAAGTAGGAGGCGTCGGGAAACTGGGTCTTCGAGCCCAGCTCCTCGGCATGCGCGTAGAAGTCGGCAACTGCGGCGACGAGGCTCTGCTTCTGGGTCGCGTTCATGGGATTGGTCCCTGGCGTGTGTCTGCGGCTGCGGTGTGCATGTCGCTTCTGACAAGATAAGTAATTGCAGACTTACCGTCGGATGTCGGCTGGAATCGGTAGGCACGTTGCGACACGGGGCGCGCTGGGATGTCATGGCCTGGCGGAGCCGGAGGCCTGAGCCTGGTGGAGGCCTGGCTCCCATGGACCGCCATGGCCTGGATGTGCCTGGAGTCGGAGGACCATGGGGCGTCCGGCCCGGCGAGAAAGGGCGCCGAAGCGCCCGATCCCTTCACAGTGTCTGGGTGCCCGTGCAGACGGCGACCCGACCCTTGGCGTCGGCGAACGCCTCCTCGAGGGTCTCGTAGACGCCATTGTGCTCCAGGTGCCCGGTGAGGCGGTTGTAGAACTCGAAATAGAAGACGGTCATGGCGAGCCCTCAGATGCTGTAGATCTTGGTGTCGACGACGGCCCGGTGTCCGAGGCCCGCGAGGGTGCAGGCGACCCGCTCAGCCAGGCGATTGCTGGGCGTCTCGTAGGGATTGCGCCGGACGTGGAACAGCGGCGCAAAGGTCAGGGCGCCGGTGTCGTGGTCGCGATGCGCCGTGACCTGCCAGGCGACCATGCCCTCGAAGAAGCCGTGATCGAGGAAGAGGCCGGAGAGATCGCCTCCCTCCTTGTTGGCCTGGTCGAAGGTGGGGTATTCGACGAATGCCTTGTTCATCGCTGCGCTCCTCAGATGTGCCGATGACCAAGCAGGCGCGCCTCGAACGCTGCCTGCCGACGCTTCTCGTCATTGCGCTCGATCGTCTCCATCTCGTGCTCGTCCGCCTCGTAGTCGAGCGCGGCAGGCTTGTTGCCCCTCACGACCTGGCCCCACTCACGCTCCGTGAGATTGAGCGCCGTTGTGCCCGTCTCGACCCGCGTGATCTGACCGCCGCGCGCCTTGAAAGCCTCGATCATTGCCTGAACGTCCGTCATCGCTGTGCTCCTTGCTTGTGCGATGTGTCATCGTCGCAAGTCGCCGCGTGGAAGTCGGTCGGGATCGGGTGGCGATTTCAGACATGGGATGTCATGGCCAGGGGTCGGATCGCCCTCGCCATGGCGAACTTGGCGCATGAGTATGGAGCGCCGGAGCGCTCCATTCCTCAGTGCAGCGTCTTCAGGAAGCGGAGAACCGAAATGAACTCCATCCAATAGGCGCCAGGATCGATCTCCTCGAAGTTACTGAGGAGATCCTCGCTGCTCATGTGATCGAGCCCCACATAGCAAGTGAACGTGTCGCCATAGAGCGACATCTCCTCTCCGAAAGCCTCGACGAAGAAGCGCGTTCCGTTGAGATTGATGATCCCGCATGCGAAATAAGGCGGCTCGGCATCGCCGAACTCGAACCAAGGACGCGTGATCAGCCCCTTGAGCTTCTCGAGGAAATCCTCGCTCTCGAAGTGGAACTTCGCGCGAACCCTCTGCGCATTGTAGTCGAGATCCAGTGTCAGACCTTCAAACATCGCATATCTCCTTGTTTGCGATGCAGAATTGTCGCTTGCTGGTGGCTGGGGTTCACTTGGGATCGGATGGCAGTTCTGACGCCTTGGAGCCCGATCAATTTTAAGCATCACTGAGACGCGTCTTCTCGCGCGAGCACAGAGCTCAGCGAGATTGATGGGATCGCGTCAGCGACGCGTTTCTGCGCGACTGTGAGCGCGTTCCTAAGCATGCTCTCGCTTGCGCGCGAACAGCGAACGAGCGATCACGATGGGAGGCTCAAAGGGATCTGCGAGGATGGCGCCCCATGGCCGGATCATGGCGCTCTCGAGGCACAGGTCTCCCATGGAAGTCCATGGCCCGCCCTTGGTCATCCCTCCCATGGATCTCCGCGGTGCCACCATGGGCTCCCATGGTCCCCTGCCTCATGGCTCTCCTCGGCCTGGCCATGGCGATCCATGGACATCACGCTCCCGTGGTTCCTGACCATGGTCTCAGGTCGATCCGCGGCCGCAGGTGGTTCCTGGCCGCGGAATGGAGCTCCATGAACTTCCTCGGACCGGTTCCGGCACAAAGAAAAGGAGGCCGAAGCCTCCCTTTCCGATGACGGCCGAGGTCACGCTGCGGCGGCGAGGCCCTCCGTGATCTCCTTGCAGACCTGCTCGGCGGCGCGGGCCATCGGAGTGTCGAGGATCACGTAGGAAGGATCCTTGACGCTTCCGACCGCCGAGACGATGCCGATCGTCGCGAGGGCCTGCATGGTGGACGAGGCTTGCGTTGGGGCCGTCGAGGGCGAGACGGTGTGCCGCAGCAGCCACTTCTTCACCGCGGAGTCGACAGGCACCTGCTTGGAGGCAGCCGCCTTCGCGAGCTTCATGTTCCACGTCACGCCGTTGGCGCGCGCCCGGAACATCGAGACCATGCAGGCCCGATTGATCGCGTTCCCCACCTCGTTGCCGGTGATGAGGCCATTCACGATGTCGGAGAGCTTGTCCAGCGCGTAGACGTTGTAGCGGGCTCCCTCGTGAACGGAGCGGTTCAGGAAGTTCGGGTCGACACCGGCGGCGATGAGGACGCGTGCGGCACGGACCGTCGCGAGATTGCGGCGGGCCTTGTCGAGGGACTTGAGGATGCGGTCCTTGTAGTCGGGACGCGCCTTCTCGAACGCCTCACGATCGCTGAGCGCGGCGCCGACCTGGATCGCATAGGTCTTGGCCTGCTCCTCGTCGATCGCAGCGATCACCTCGGAGAGCGTCTGCTGCTGCTCGCCGTCGACGGCCTCGGTCTCGTGGACCTCGCCTTCGGGAGCCTCGGGCGAAGAGACCTCGGTCTCGCCGGAACCGGTCTCCATCGCCTCGAGCTTGGCGAGAAGGGCCTCGTCGGAGGCGGTCAGCGTGTGGTCGACCTCGGTGATGTCGACCAGTTCGTTGCCGTCCTCGCCCATCGGCATCGTCGGGTCAGTGGTGTCGACCTCGGCAGCAGCGACATCTTCGGCGCTCGGCTCGAGGTCCAGCGGGGCACCGGACAGATCGTGCGAAATGATCGCCTCGATGCCGACGACCGGGGTCTCGGTGACAGCTGGGGTGTTGGCGGCGTTCTTCTTCGAATTGCGCTTGCTCATGGTGTATCTCCTTCGTGTGTGTCAATCAGCGTTTGTTGTCGTTCGCTGATGTTTCGACTATGAGCGAGCAGGTGTAGGAATAAAATTGGCATCGGATGGCAAGTTGATGGCGCTAATACATGCGCGCGTGTTCTCTATAGTGCGCGAAGCCTGCACGCCGGCCCTGTCATCCACATGGATCGTCATGGGGCGGTGAGGCGATGGCTTGGATCGTCCTGGATGATGGCGCGCTCTGGACTGTCATGGCACACGCGGCAAGGGGCGGATGCGGCGCCCCATGGACCACCACCAAGAGCCATGGCCTCCCATGGCGATCCATGGTCAGGAACCCCATGGCTGTGTATGGCGCCCCATGGAGCTTCAAGGCGCTCCACATCGCCATCCCCAAGGACAGGCCATGGACATCCTGTGCCATGCCGGCGATCGGTCGAGGTCGACGCGCGCCGGTTCCTATTGGCCAAACCAAAAGAAAAGCCGGCCACGAGGACCGGCTCTTGAAAGTTGGGTCGTTTCGCTCGACCTACACACGATGAGATTGAGAGTAGCAGAGACGATGCGGAAGTGAAGTGGGGCTCGGGTGGCTTTGTTTGAGGCGGATGAAGAGGCTGTTGGTTCGCGGACCACCACACACCCCCACCTCTTCCGTCTCTCCCATCACCTTAACTCTCCCCTTCTCTCATACCTCCCCTACTCTCTGAACCTTTGACGCATGGTCTCTCTGAACCACGCTCTGTCTCTCATACCATGGTCTTCGTCTTGCTCTCTATGGTGCGAGGTCTCTGTGGTTCCGAGAGTGATCTGTCTGGTCTATCTCGTGATGGCTTGGTCTGTGTGAAAGCCGCGGCCTCTTTCTTTCTCTAACTCTTATAAGGTCTATCTTTATTATAAGGATGCGGCGAATTTGAATGATGCTCTCCGGCTGAGATCCACACTGCTTTCTTGACTGGCTTTTGATTGGCTCTGGTCTTGGTTCGCGATCTGCTTCTCGATCTTGGTGCTCTGACCCAGACCGCATGTTGACCGGTCCGGTTTGCTCGGGATAGCAGCTTCAATGTTCTCAATGGTTTAGCATGTTGACCGTGAAAATCGCTTTTTGGCGGTCAAGGTCGGGTAGGGTTCCGGACAGGGTTTGGCTGGGATAGGGGCTGGCGTTCAATCTGCGCCGTATGGACATTGAACGATGAGGCTGTCGGGATGCGGTCTGCCCATGGCCTGGCCTCGGTTCGGATTGGGTGTGGCCTTGGCCTGGTGGAGGCCTCGTTCCGGATGGACCGTTGCCGATCGTCTGTGAGCGTCAAGGGAGCTTGTGTCTCACCGAATGCTGTCGGTGATAGACAACGGGCGCGGAAGCTGCCGGTGAGCTTCCCTGTGCGACCTGGGCTATGTCGTTCGGACGTGATGTGCTTCGAGGCCAGCGGTCAGCATTGCAGTGGCGATCCTGCGATTCTCGAAGGCCTGTCGGAGAGTGAGTGATCCGAACGCCTACGGGATCATCTTGAAGAGGTCGCGGAGAACGCCCCGAATCTGGGCGAGGTTGCGAAGATCGACGGTCTCGATCTTCCTCTCCAGCTCCTCCCGGTCGATGAGGCGCTTTGCGTCCATCATGCCCATGCCGAGGCGCTCGCGGATCTCCCGAATGCGCTCGACACGGCCGAGGTGAGCCGTCGATTTGAAGACCTCTTGCTCGTGGGGTGTGAGATTCATGGTGCCTCCCAGCGTCGCTTCATGCCTACTTCGAACTCCGTAATGCGCTCATCGCCCTTGCCATAGGGGATGATCCAGCAGCCGCGGGGACTGGTGCCGTATTCCGCCCAGTCGGCCGAACAGAACAAGGTCTGCAGCAGCTCCACATACTGCTCGGGCAGATCGAGCTCCTTGGCGATGTCGGAGTTGAACTTGCCGGCGACGATGCCCTTCAGAACGGCGAGAGCATCGTGGTCGATCCGCATGTTGTAGGGAGCGATGACGCCAAGCTCGTCGCGCCAGAAGTCCTTTGGCTCCTCTCCCGGATTGGTCATGACATCTCCTTCGGCAGCAGGGTCTGGCAGATGCGCCAGGTTCTCTCGTTTGTGTATCGGCCTTCGGCGTCCTGGCACAGGTAGCCGGGCGTGGAGATGCCGAGCACCTCGCGCTGCGGCGTCTCCCAGTAGCTGGCGTCCTTCTCGACACGCGGATGCACGTTGAGCTGACCGACGGTTGCGAAGAAGGTGTTCTTGGGGACTTCGACGTAGGTGCGCATCACGAAGCCGCCTTCTTGATCTGGTGCTCGTAGGCGATTCCGAATGCCTGAGAATCGTCGTAGCCGCGATATTTCTCATCGCCGTCGATCATCAGCACGACGCGAAGTTCCGTGTCCTTGGTGAATTGAATGTGCGAGGTGATCTCGGGGTTCTCCAGCTCCTCAAAACGACCGTCAATGAACTCGGAGGTTGGACGCACCCAGATCGCGCCTGTTTGCTCGCACTGATAGATCGTCACCACCGTTCCCTCGGGAATGGGCGTTGTGGCCTGGACGAGGGCAGTGCCGATTATCTGATAGGTCGTGCCGCGCTTCTTGTGGCGATAGCGTTCGGTCATGAGCGTAGCTCCTAAGTATCTGATTACTTATGCAAATAAGCACGCGCAGACGCGGATTGCTTGCGGCGGCTCACGGCTTCTTATCGTCCCATTCGGTCGCGCCCTTCTTCTTGAACTGGCGCTGGGCCACATCGACCCACATGCCGGGCACACCAACATGGGTTGGACAGCGCACGAACTCGGCGCGCACGTCCTCGCTATTGGCGACGTTGCGCGAGCCGCAGATGGAGCAGGGCTTTGCCGCGCCGACGATCTGGTAGTTGGGCATGGCTACTTCGTCGGGTCTTTGTGGTATCGGGTGAAGGAATTTAGCAGCCCCACAAAATACTGCCATACCGTCGGTCGCTTGTAGTGCGGGCTTGTCTTCATGGGGCATTCCCGACGGCACTGCGACCAGCTATTGCCGCTGTCTGAATTGCACTTGGGGCAGCGCACCAGCTTAATCGCCATCCTTGGCCTCCTTCTCCTCGTCCGGGTCTTCCCAATAGACGATATTGGCGTTGCGGACGATCTCGGCAGCCTGGCGCAGACCCTCGGCCTTGCCGCGCTGATACTCGTCCATACCACCGCTCTTGGCCTCTGCCTCCACGGCTAAAGCCTCCAGCTTGTCAGCGAGTTCCGTCATACTTGCTCTCCTTGGGCTGATCCACTTTTGGCTCAAGAATGCTGCGCAGGTGCTCCATCGCGATGTCGACGTGGGTGTCGATGAAGGGCTGATTGCGCTCCGGCAACTGCGCGATGTGCGGCTGCAGGTCCACGAGCTGGTCGTAGGCGGCTTGCACTGCCTCGGAGGGAGGGGA